GCCATGGGTATCCTTAATTTATATAGAAAATTTACTTAACTTTATTGTTGTTGCCTTTAATGCCTTTAGGTGTAACGCCTTGCTTTACCATTCCGCCACCGACTATTTTGCCTGCTGGCTTCTTGCCCATAATGGCTGTACCTACTGGTGCCTTAGCTGATTTTCCTTGTTTTCCGAACATTTGTTTCTCCTTATTATGCTGGTATTTGACGAGTAACTCTCGCTGATAGATTTGGACTTCCTCCACCAGTTAAACCTGCAAGAAGTTCTTGCATTGCTGGTCTACCTTGTGGAAGTTGTGGTGCTTGACCACCAGCCATTGGCTCAGGAGCTGCTGGTACTTCTGGCATTCCTGGTTCGGCTGGTTGTTGTTTTGGTGCTGGTTCTGGTTTAAATGCATTTGAAACCGCATCTTCAAGGGCTACACCCTTTTTGCGATCATTAATTACACTTGCCATTTTTTCAATAATCTTCATTGGATCTTGACCTTGCATTACCATTTGTGGAATTGCAGCAGCCATAGAAGATACGGATGCCTTAAGGGAATCACGCATCTCTTCAATGTCAATTGCTCTCTCTTCTTCACCAGCATTTAGTGAGATAGGAAGGTTGCGACGCAACATTCCTCGAGAAATTAATTTATCTCCTCTTGCTTGTAGACCCCATACCAATGCACGGTTAGGATCTAAACCTGCCATTAAACCGTATTCAACGGTTACGCCATAGTTACCATTAATATCTGAACTTGGCTTGTATTTTAATTTATATGGAACTCCGTTGGCTGTTGCAGATACTTCACGACTTAACTCTGGGAAGTATGCTTCATCAGTTGCAAATGCAAATGAGATTGCTTGACCTATTGCTTCGCCAAGGATTGATTGGTAAATTTTAACTTGAGAATCATATCCAGCCATAAGTGCTTTAACACCTTGACCTGTAACAACTGAACCTTCTGCTTGTCCTGCACGAGCTTGAGGAAAGCGAGTTCCTAATTTCATTTCATCTGCTAGAACATTGTTCTCAGCAAAAGCATATTGAGGTACGTCTAGATTAACCCTACGAATTTTCTCAGGACTGTTCGAACGAATGACCGAATCAGGACCAATGGATAGAGAAGTAACATCATTGGGAAGAGCAAGAGGAGCTTCAACAGATTTTTGAACAGCCTCCATCGTAAGAAGCGCAAGTCTTGCTTTCGCTGCATACACTGGCAAGACGTCATCAAATTGTCCTCTGGCTTCGCCATCGAGTGAAGGACGTTGAGCAATCGCAACTGGAACCGTACCTGTCTTGTTGGGTGTCGTCGCAAGAACTAAACCTCCACGATCTGGTAAAAATAAAACTGTTCTTTCTTTATCTGTCCAACGAACAACCTGTAGTAATGAGTTACCATCACCACGAGTATATGCACCAGACTGTAATATTTGACTTGCATACTCTGGAAAGTGTGCTGCTAAATCACCCGCCTTACGGTGATATAAGCGAGCGTATACATTTACAACACCGAAACGATCTTGATCAAAGTATGCACCCATAGAGTTTTCAATATGGATGTGTGGTCTCTTATCTTTAAAGTTTGGTTCAACTCTAATAGGAACGAAACCGTATGTTGCTAGTTGATCTGCGCCACGCAGTAACTCCGTACCAAGCCTTGATGCTGCTACATAGTAGTTAGCAATCTTTGTACGCTTGTCAGCTTTGGTACGCTGGTTGTCATCTAATGATGAATCCCCAGCAGCAGTAATGGTAGGTAGAACACCGACTTGTTCAGAGACATCTCGAGCAACAACATCAATAAGGTTAGCGATGATAGGACGTGACCATACTCCTTCAGGAAATAATCCTTGGAATACTTGATCAGCCTGTCCCGCTCTTACTAATGCAACCTCACGCATACGTCTATCACGTTCGGAGTTACGAGCTTTTAATTGCTCAAAGGCTTGTTGTAAATCTTTCATTAAGTCACAATCTCGCTGTCCGCTGCGCTGCAGCTAAGTCATCTAAGTTAATAATGTATCTTGATTCAATATCTTTTCTAGGAGTAAATTGATTATTTAAAAAGTTAGGTACATTATTCGAGGTAAGTAAAGTTTCTCTTGCTACGATCTCACAGAACCATAATGCCATCACGGCATCCATCTTGAGCTTCTTACCTTGTACTCCTGGTTGCCAGGTTACAAGTTGTTCGATTAACTTCTTTACGTGTTCATTCTTTGAGCTATCTGGTAATTCAATTAAATTATCCCCAGCATGCTTAAAGTTATTCATGACACCATCCCGCTTAGTAATGGTGCCGAATAAAGGAGCGAGTGAGGCTACGCCGAACTCGGGATCCTGTTTATTATTTCCTGTGTAATGAGGTCTGTAGTTAACTCCTCGTGTTGACAGGAAGTTACGAATCTCTTCGTCTTGTGTAAGGAAAAGCTGAAAGGCATTTGATTCCACAATGACCACATGCGGTTTATACGCATCGGTCCACTCCTTGATAAGAGAACGGATTGCTGCAGGTGTAGGAGCCGTCATGACGTGAACGTCCATGATATAGCGTTTATGTGACCTGCGGTCAACCGCATAAGCAACAGCAGCGGTATCACCAGACATTGCTGGATCTATACCAATGACTCTAAAAAAGTTATTAGAGTTCTCAGGATGACCTGCTGCGCTTGCAACCAATGCACCCGATTTTCTCATTCCATTTACTGCGCCTCTGACGCACATCGGGTCGAAGATTGCATTCTCCGCAATATCGAGGTTCTGGTAAACCAGTGACCACTTAGATGGTCCTGCCTCGTTACGGACAGCCGTTAGACGCTGTCCTGTCCATCGATCAAACAAACCATTCTCATCTGGGATATCATCGTCAGTGAGTTGTTGTTCGGATTTTTCCCATAGACATTTCCAGTCTTTAGGATCGTCTGCGTATTCTAAGACCGCAGGCATCGATAAATATGACCAAGGTAATACACCATCGGTGTAGTGGCTTGGGTTTCTTAATTCTTTATATAGATCAACTGCTGAGACTCTGGTACCAACTACCAAGAGTTGACCGCCTCCAGGTGGGAGACGAGAGGCAACTTCTTGCCTGATCCATTCTTGTTGCTTAGCCCACTCTGAAGCGTTACTCAGAGTGACCACGTCATCTAAAACTATTAAGTCGGCACGGTTACCATAAACCTGCCCGCCCATTCCTATAGCTTCTACAGTTGGGTCTTTAGCATCTGACTCACGTACATCGCCACCAAGGTATACCTTAGTAGCCGACCACTGGTCGGCGGTTGCTTTATATCCATCGGCTGGACCAAAGGCTACCTGAAGGTCAGCGTACCGAGGATGCGTCAAGCGTTGCTTGATCGCATATAAAAACTTCTTTGCTTGTTCCTGTGTCTTGGATATAACCATGACGTTGATATTAGGATTCTTAACTATTCGGTAGGTTACATAGTTAATTGTTATAGTCATGGTCTTAGCATGGTTAGGGGGTATGTTTACCAAGAGGCGGGATAAGCCCGCCGATCCCTTTTCATAAACCATGGAATCATGTAACCAAGAAGGATCTCTACCTTCCAACATGGATACCACATTAAGCATGTGAAGTGGTACTTTGGTACCAAGATACTTTTCAGAGAACTCTGCAAAATCAGATAAGTTAGACCGAGCCTCATCGGCAAGGTCCTGTGTTCTAAACCGAGCATTATCTATTAAAGCTGAGAAGCCCTCGGCTTCTCGGCGTTGGGTGTCATACCAAGATCTAGATCTACCAATAACTTTTAAACCATCAACGATTGTGCGCCCTTGGCGCACCAATAGGATAAGTTCTTTTCTGGCTTCTTCTGGTGCCAATTGTCTTTCCAACGTTCCTCCAGTGCCTGTAGGGGTCCACAGGGGTCTGGACAGAAGTATCCCCACTTATGCTTATAAGTACTTATTGGCAGGCTTAGAGCCTGCCTTTGGGGGCTCAATATATTTCGCCCTATACTTATATAGGGGTCTTGAGCGTCGGCGTGTTTCAAGGGGTAAATAAATAAATCTTTTATTGGTTATCTATAAATTAACATAACCGCAGGTCAGAGCTGGTTTTCTGGTGAATATTATTT